CACAACATTCTTCGGAATCTGGTTCAGCAGATAGTATGCCTTGCTGTTCCACCAGTCACGCAGCGTCCAGTCAGACGGTTTGTTGAACATGGTGATCTTCGGTTCAATCGTCATGAAACATCCATTATTGAAAGAAGATTTGTTCCAGTCCCCGGTGTTGCAGTCCCCGGTGTTGCTGTTCCCGGTGTTGCTGTTCCCGGTGTTCCTGTTCCCGGTGTTGCAGTCCCCGGTGTTGCTGTTCCCGGTGTTGCTGTTCCCGGTGTTCCAGTTCCCGGTGTTCCTGTTCCCGGTGTTCCAGTCCCCGGTGTTCCTGTTCCCGGTGTTGCAGTCCCCGGTGTTCCAGTCCCCGGTGTTCCAGTCCCCGGTGTTCCAGTCCCCGGTGTTCCAGTTCCCGGTGTTCCTGTTCCCGGTGTTCCAGTCCCCGGTGTTCCTGTTCCCGGTGTTCCTGTTCCCGGTGTTGCAGCCTTTCTGGACTTCATCCCAGGACAGTTCACGGATGATCAGCAGCTTGTTGGTGCAGAACTTGATGTCATCATCGGTCTTCACGTCACCAATGGCTTCCACTTCGGCCACAACTGTCTGATCAGGGTCAAAGGTGTAGAAGTTGAACACGTCCGGCAGCCGTTCACAGAAATGCATTCCGGATTCACACGGGATCAGCTGCACATCTTCTTCAAAGGTTTCACCAACCTTGTACTGCTTGCCACGGCAAGTCCAGTCTTTATTGAATGCCTTGAATCCTTTCATGGCTTATTTCTCCTTTACGTTTACTTCAGCAATTTTCATGGCCATAATGGGCACCACGCTGTTTCCGATCTTGGCCACTTGTTCCTTCACCGGATACCTGTGACCGTCAATGTCACGGTCAATCACATATTCCTTCGGGAATCCCTGTGCCAGCTTCAGTTCTTCAGGCTTCAGCATCCGGAACCAGATGTCTGCAATCACGTAGTGATCACCTTTTCTGGTCATCATGGTGCTGACCATTCCAAACCTGTCCTTGGTGGTGATGGTTGCCAGCGGTTCATCCACCGTCTGACCACACCCCTGTCCGTAGTATTTCAGCAGGAACACCGACACCAGACCGAAGTGACCAGGGGAAGTGGTGATGGTGTGAAGCGGTTCCGTGACTTCCTGACCGGTTCCGGTCTTGTAGAACTTGGTAATGAACACGGACACCAGACCATACCTGTTGGAAGTGTCAATGGTCTGAATCGGTTCATTCACGGTCTGTCCACGGCTGTCACCTTCCTTGGTTTCACTGTGATACTGGATCAGGAATGGCATGGCAGTCTGATCTGGCAGGAAATATGGATCAGGATTTTCAATCACATACTTCCGGATCCCGTTTGCAATTCGCTTCAACGTGGCATCTGCCAGTGGTTTCTTCCGTTCAAAGATAGAAGATCCCAGGTCAGTGAAGTCCAGCTTTTCAGCGACAGGTACCCACGGAAGCAGGCCGCCTTCACCGTTCTTGCTGTGTGTAGGAACCGGCCAGCGGATTTCCTTACCGTCAGATCTGAATACTGCATACCAGCGTTTCCTGGTAGTTGGTGCACCGAAGTCAGCAGCCACCAGTGTCCGGCATTCAAAGCTGAAACCAAGATCCTTCATGGAAGTGATAAAGCGCTGATATTCCAGACCTTTCTTTTCCGGAATCGGATGTCCTTTGTCATCCAGGTCACCCCATTCCTGGATTTCTTCCACGTTTTCCATGAACAGAACGGTGGGAAGATGTCCGGTGATGGTCAGGATCTGTTTGCATAGCCTGTGCACTGCCCACGGAAGAATCCGAAGACCGGCTTCACGTGGCTGGCCACCCTTGGCCTTGCTGTGGCTGGTGCAGTCAGGACTTGCCCACATCACATCCACCGTGTCATCCGGATCCAGATAGTTGGCCAGATCAACCTGGAAGATGTCTTCAGTCAGGTGCAGTGTTCTGGGATGGTTCACTGTGTGCATCCGGATAGCGGCAGGATCATGGTTGATTGCTATGTTCACTTCAATGCCTGCCATCCGTAGGCCTTCAGAAGCACCGCCGCCACCGGCAAAGCCGTCTATTGATACATGCTTCATAATCAGCACCATCCTTTCAGCCATTCAATGGTTTCATGGTAGTTATCTTCCACCATCCGAAGTTCAGCCTTTTCCTGCTTTTCTCTGTCACAGATCTGTTGATACAGGTCATCATCACGATAGGCAGTCACTTCATCACGGATCAGCTGTGTCAGCATTTGCGGTTCCAGTGCATCCAGTTCCCATGATTCTTCACCATATTCTTGGATGTACTTATCACACCTGCTGTCAGTGATCTTTGCAGGATTGGGCGGTGGGTTGTATGTATCAACCTGATCCATGGTTAAAGCCACACGCTTCACATATACGTCTGCACCAAACATGTTCAGCCTGTCCTGAATATCCCTGGTCATATCAATTCCGGAAGGATCATGATCACCAAGATGAATGATGATCCGCTGTTCCCGGTGTTGCTGACTGATGAAGCGCTGTGCAGCTGACCACATTTCAGACTGGGAAGTATAACCACGGCAGCTGAAGTGTGGTGTGTCTATAGGTCTGCAAGCCTGACTTACAATGTCAATCAGGGCATCCTTTTCCACCCAGACTTCCACATAGTTTGGTTGACCTTTCCACTTATCCAGCAGGTAGGAATACCTTGCCGAAGCAATCACGTCTTCAGGACGTTCCCAGTGACTGTTCCCACGGATATATCTGGTTCTGTCAGTGATGCTGTTCCAATCAATCAGACCGGCCAATCTGCCATCATTGATCAGATTGCCAATGTTCTTGTATGACCGTTCATTGTTTGGAATGTAACCACGTGCAACCAGTTGATAATAGGCCTGACGCAATGTCAGTTCATATCCTTGATTGCTGTATTCGCTGACAACACCATTGATCAGTTTGATCAGATCCAGGCTGGACTTTCTGAAGTTGATTTCCCTGTACTGGATCTTAGGCATCAACTTTCACCCCCTCTATCTGTTCCAGCCGGTCACCATTGATCACGTATGTCCAACTGTGATCCGTGGTCTTGATGCCATACCCCCAAGGGAAAACACCCTGCTGAAGTCCCTTAGACACCGTGTCCTTGTCAATGCCCATGGCCTTGGCTGCCTGTTTTACTGTCAGCCTTCTGATGGATCCTGCCTTCTTGGTCACCGGCATCACACCGAAGGCCGGAAGTTGATCATCTTCCTTGGTGAAGTAGTCCGGATCCAGTCCAAGTGACACTGCCATATCACGCTGAACGTCTTCCGGGGGAATCTGCTTGCCAGACAGGTACTGACTGATTGATCCCTTGGACTTTCCAGTCAGACCACAAACCTGTGTCTGCTTCAGATTCAGATCCTGCATAGCCTTTTTCAGTCTTTCATTGAACATTCCTTGATACCTTCCTTTCTTTGCGGTTGATTATTATTCCACCTTGTTGGCAAAAAAAATGGCTTCAAATTCTTCAGAAGTCATGTTCAGAAGATCCCGGAGAATGCAGGCTTCAGACATGGTGAATTCTGTCTTGTTGTTCAGCTTGTTCAGGAATCCCTGATGTGTCAGGCCACACTTTTCAGCAATGAATGCAATCTTGTAGCCAGAATCATCAATCTTCTTCCGAAGAAGTTCAGTGTTGGTCATTGTTGCCACCTTCCTTTCTTAAATATCACAGTTGCCGTCTTCCGGAAACTGGTTCTTGTTGTACTGCTTCCTGATCTGGACAAAGACCTTGCCTTCAGTGTCAGTCCGTTCAGACATTATGCTAAACTTTCCAGTCAGGCTTTTCTTGTAGTCCTGATATTCAGCCTGATTGTCAAACTGGATCACCTGTTCAATCCAGGCCAGTAGAATCTTTTTCATGCTTCACCTGCTTTCCATTACTTATGTAAAACCCTATGGGATTCTGCTTGTCTTTCTCATAAATCAGATCCGTTCCATCCTTCAAATTGATTTCAATTTTCAGATGCCGGTATGGTAACCGTTCAACCCATTGTTCAATTTTGTTCAGTATTTTCCATTCTTCCTGCTTCACTTTACGCTTGCACCCCTAAAGATGACCACCATGGAAGGAAATGGTGCTGCATTCTTCTGACTTCCAAACTTCAACCTTCCCTTCACAAACCGGATTTCAGACCGGTGCATGATGTAATTGTGGAAGTACCTGGTGTCAGTTCTGGAAGGAATCAGCAGCACAACCACCGTGTTGTCCTTCCTGGTTTCATAGAATGCCTTGGCCACCCACTTTTCAATCTCTGAATACGGTGGATTGCAGAAAACGACATCCCCCCCCAGTCAGCTTTCAGGCCGTCATCTTCTTTGCTGAAATACCTGTTGCATTTATGGTTTTCTGCCGTTGCACACGGATCCAGGGTGAAATGAAATTCTGCATCCAGTTCATTGAAGAAGTCCTGTGGTGTTGACCATTCATCAGATTTCTTGCTGAACATCACTTCAGTGTTCATAAGCATCACCCCTTTTCACGCCACCGGAAGAAGTCATCTGCACGGTACAGCATGACAAAATCACCTTCCAGATCATCCAGATCATAATACTGACCAACTTCACGATCCATGGCCACGATCACCAGCATGTAGAAGTCCTGTTCATATTCCATGCAGGCATCCCTGATTTCATCCAGTGTCAGCCGTCCACGGCTTTTCTTGATGTTCAGGATCCACTGGCCGGTCTTGTCATAGTCAGACCAGACTTCAATTCCTTTCTTCATGCCTGTGCTTCCTCTAAGCTGCTGGACACGTCATCAATCTGACCTTTCAGATCATCCAAGGTGTTCCATGCATCATCCATGTTGCTGACGGCATCTTCTGCCATGCTGTACTTTTCCGATCCCTGAAGGTTTTCAGGCATGTTGTCCAGATATTCCTGTTCTTCATCCTTAATAGATTCAATGTCATCCAAGATGGATTCCATTTCAGACTGAACTTCGGCCAACCTTTTGATCACGTCATCAATGGCTTTTCTTCTGATCTTGTTCATAGTTCACATTCCTTTCTTTATAGTGTGAAGGGTGGTCTGTTATCCACCCTTCACGGTGCCTGCATTGGTTATCACTTAATAGTGTAGAGGGTGTCAACTGCTTCCTTCCGGATCAAGAACATCACGTTTTCAACAGTCTGATCTTCACTGTGCTTCACAATGTCCTGTGCAATTTCATAGATCCAGTGAACTGTAGGATCCTGCACACCAACAGTGTTCAGCATGAAGTTGTAGTCAGACACGCTGCCACAGGTGTACAGGTTGTGCTTGATGCACATGCAGCGGATGCTGTCCGGATCCCACTTGGTTTCTTCAATGATTTCCGGTTCCTGTTCAATGTAGATCCGGATGGTCTTGATCCCTTTGCCTTCCTGGATGTTCAGTTCCAGGGAAGTGTTCAGGTCACTGATCCAGCTGTTGTTTCCTTCGGCAGCGCTCATGAAGATAGGGTATCCTGCATTTTCACTGGCCTTATAGTCCTTTTCCCAGTCTGTGGGGAAAAGTCTTTCAGCTTCCTTCCAAGCTGCTTCACGGTTCCTGACTTTAATCATGATTCACATTCCTTTCATTGGTTATCACTTGGACTTTTTCTGGATGCTGCTACATCCGGAAGGTTGATTATTGTTCCACCTGCTGCTATCTTACCACCACGGGGAATGCCTGTCAACTATTTTTTCAGGAAATTGAAAAAATTATTGAACATAGGGCAACCACGTGGTAAAATGGTACCTATGAAAGGGGGTGATCATATGGGTGCCAGCAAAGATCCTTATCTTCAGACGCTTGGCCAAAACATCAAATACCTTCGGATTCAACATGGCTGGTCACAGGAAGAACTGGCTGAAAAATGTGGATATACTTCTGACACCAGAAAGTCAACCATCAGCAAAATTGAAAACGGTCAATCAGACCTTCCCATTTCAAAACTGAAGATCTTTGCCAAGGTTCTTGGTGTGACATGTTCAGATCTTTGTGACAGCGTTCAGGACAAAGAACAAAAGATCATCTGTGATCTGATGGAAAAATGCTATGGCCAGGATGCATACAGAATGGTGCAGACGTTTCTGAAGCTGGATCAGGATGACCGGCTGATCATCTATGGTGAAATGCTGGGAATGATGAAGGCTGACAAGTATGCTGTGAAAAAAGAATCATCAGAACAGAAGGCAATGTGATCTATGTTGACTTTTCACATGACAGGTAACGGTTGGTAACGGGTAACGGTTGCTTTTTCTACTCTTATATTTTCACTTTTTTCAAAATTATTCTAAGTACACTTATAGTAATTTACTGCAAAAATGAAAACAGCCGTAACCAAGCGTTACCACCTGTAAAATCAACGCTTTTCAACCGTTACCTGAACCGTTACCAAGTAGTGATTCAACCGTAACCAATGCCAAGAAAGGGGTGTTTTTATGTTTGGGAAGAAGAAAAATGACAAGCCGGATGCAGTTGGCAATCATGTTTCCGGTCTTGATCTGCCTGAAGGCCAGCTTGTATCCGTTACCTTGACAGATGAACAGGTAATCATCAAGGCACCTGCCGCAAAAAAGGAATACAGCATCACGCTGGACAGGGTGACAGGGGTTTCACAGTATGATGATGTGGAAATTCAAAGCCACATGAAGTCATCATTGGCCAGGGGAATTGCCGGTGCTGTCGCCTTCGGTCTTGCCGGTGCTGTTATTGGCAGTCAGCCAAAGGAAAAGAAGAAACCTGTGATCCACATGTTCCTGGTGATTGACTATGTTGACGGTCAGATCATTATCATGTCTGATGTATGCTACAGGTTTTCAGATGTAGTGAAAAAGTTCAATGAACTGAAGCCGCAGACTGAACAAAAGATTTCACTGTAAACAAAAAAGAGGACACCCAGTGTAGCAGCACTGGATGTCCAAGTGATAACCAATTCAAGGAATGTGTTGAATTGGGCTATGCACCCTTAATCATAGCACACATTCCTTGAAATAGCAAGGAAGGAATGTCTATGGGAAGAAGGAATCCAAATGGCTATGGCTGTGTGACAAAGCTGTCCGGCCATAGAACCAGACCATGGGTGGTGAAGGTGACCATCTATGATGAAGAAGGCAAGGCCAAGCAAACACCTGTGGCCTATGCAGCCACGGAACAGGAAGCCATGATCCTGTTGGCCAAGTACAACAATAATCCGTGGGAAGTGGACAGGGAAACCATCACTCTGGCTTCACTCTATCAGCGCTGGTCAAAGATCAAGCTGCCGAAGCTGGGGATCAGCACACAGCAGTCATTGAAGTCAGCCTTCAGGCACTGTTCCAAGTATTACGGCACCAAGTACCGGCAGATCAAGTCCTATCAGATGCAGGATACCATTGACAACTGTGGCAAGGGATATTCCACCCAGGGCGCAATCAAGGCACTGTGGGGACACCTTGACCGGTTTGCCTTTGAACTGGACATCATTGACAAGATGTACAGCCAGCTGACATCAGCTGCACCAATTCCTGAAACCACCAGGGAACCATTCACCCAGGAACAGATAGATGACCTGTGGAAGATCTCTGATCAGCCATATGTGAACACCGTGCTGATTTATCTGTACACCGGCTTCAGACTGACTGAACTTCTAACCATGAAGGCTGAACAGGTGAACATGGATGAACTGTACTTCCAAGGTGGGATCAAGACGGCATCAGGCAAAGGCAGAATTGTTCCCATCCATCACAGGATCCAACCATTTGTGAAGGATCTGGTCAGCACCGGCAGCACGTACCTGTTCACCTATGACGGGAAGAAGATCAGCAATGCAAAATACTATGAACTGTGGAACACCGTGATGCAGGCCATTGGTGCAGACAAGACACCGCATGAAGCCAGACACACATTTGAAACCAGGCTGGATAATGCCAACGGCAACCGGAAGTGTATTGACATGCTGATGGGACATAAGTCAAAAGACGTGGGAAACAGGGTGTATAATCACAAAACCGTGAACCAGCTGAAGGAAACCATTGAACTGTTGCAGTAATGATTTTCCCATTGAACCAGTAACAAATTAGAAACAAAAATAAGCGGAAGTCATTGAAAATCAAGGACTTCCGCTTTTTGAAGGCACATTATACCATA